TGCAACAGTTCTGGCGGGATCTGAGAGGGGTCTGCTGGCATTTCTGGCTGAGGCTGTGGAATTTCTGGGCTTGTAGGGATGCTTGGGTCTACGAGTAACCCTTGATCGCTAGCCTGCTGGAGCTGCTCACGCTGGCTGAGGCTGAGTACCTCTTGATCAATGTGAGCCAGGAGCTTCTGCTGTAGCTTCGGGTTAGCCATGAGGAACTTGTCTGTCTGGAGCTGCTTATTGTGGGCTAGGATGTGCTGTGGTGTCACGTCATCACGTGGCTTAGCGTCGAAGCCGTTCATGATAACTGCAAAGTCAATGTAAGCTTCCTCATCCTGCACCTCACTGCGTACCTCATCCACGAGCATGTTCGGATCAGTCTTGAACTTAACCAGGCTCTCGTAGCGCTCGCTAGAGTCCTTAAGGCCAAGATCCTTGAACAGGTTGTATGGATCAATAACACCAAGCTCTGCCAGCTTGACCGCGATGTTCTCACGACGACTCTTGTCCATGTTGACAGTGCTACCTGGCGACACGGCAATCACGGCGTTGTCTGGAATAGTCTCACGAGATAGCTCGACGTGGATAAAGTTACCATCAGTGTCACGGCCAGAGATTTTGTGGTTCTTGCTGTAGTATACCTTCATCATCTGGACGAGCAGCTTAAAGTAGTGATCAAGCATGTTGTCAATCTCACGTACAATCTCATCCTGCCGGCCTGATGCCTGGCTTTGCATCATCTGTGCTTCACCGAGTGTACCAACGTCACGCTTCGAGTCGTCACCACGGAACTGAGAAGGTGTACCAAGGATGTTGTGGATGCTGTTCTTAATGTCCTCTTTGTCTTGTAGCACGTAGTTAGGCAGCAAGTGGGCTGGAATTTCACCGTAAGCATTACTGAGAGGTTCATCCTCACGAATATCAAGCACGACAGATTGGTTAGGCTTACCTGTGAGTTTCTTGGCGTCGTCCTCTGAAATAGCACCGGCACGGAACACCTTAATGCTGTTGGCTGTGTCTGCGTTGTCGATGATCTGGCGGCCACGGCGGTTGAGGATATTCTGGAGAGGGATAGCTTGCTCAATAGGCGATGTTTGGTCAATCATGTGGCTACCGTCGTTCAGGTAGTTACAGAAGGCGTACGGCTTCGTAGGCTTGTCTGTGTAGTTGCAGATAGCAACACCCTTATTGTCGTACTCGTACATAGGGCTGAGCTTCTTGTCTAAGATGAGGTTGTTGAAATACCAAGCGACACACTCACGAGGTTCGCCAGTGGTGGTATCAGTAAACCAAATCTCATTGTAGGCTACAACAGTGCTGAGGAGCTTCTGGGTCTTACGCACAAAGCCAAGCTCCGCCATAATCTCCTTCTCTTTCTCTGGGAATTTAGACATGAGAATGTCTACAGTATCCTCACATACCTCACAGATAAAGCGAGGCTCTTCATCTAGCTCTGCGTTACGGTCAAGAATAACCTTCTCTGGGTTGAGAGCCTTAGCTTCAATCTCCTTGCTGAATGGGTTATACATAAGCTTGATCACACCAACACGCTTCAGGGCGAGGTTCTTGGCTGCTACCTTAATCTTGCGTGATAGGCGTACCTTCTGGCTGTGCAGGTCTACAGCGCTTTCTAGGCGTGTAGCGAGCGTCTTGCTAGCTGGTGAGTCGTCCCCTGGAGTAATCTCACACCCTGGGTCACGAGCTGAGACATAGGCTATAACGGCTTGGATACCAACAAATAGCTGGTTATCCCGATAGTCTGCCTGGTGGTAGTAAAGCCTGTCGCTGTCCTGCTTGCCGAGGTAATATCGTTCATTCTGTGCTCGTACGTTGCGTAGGTTGAAACCACTTCTGCTATTCCAGTAGGCTTCTGAGTCGTTTACCCAGTACTTGAAACGCCGTACAAGCGTAGCGTCATCTACTTCATCGATAGATAGGGCATCACGCTCATCAATCACACCTGTACTGGTTGTAATGTCGTCTACCCTAGGGTCTTGAAATACTTTTTCTTGGTCGTTCATACTATGTCTCCTGTTTGTCTCTATCATACAGCAAATAAAGCGCTAGAGACTAGCCTTTATGTGAGCTTATCTGTCTCTACCGCTGTTGCAATATCAATTCCAATGTCTTTCGCCTCTACTCTGCCACCTGGCTGCATGGTGAATGATCGCTTGGTGAGCTTCTCGATACGCTTAGCTGCGTTGATCAATACACCATACTCACGGTTGGCCGTCATGAGTGTGTACATGAGCGAGTCTAGGGCGTGGTCTACGTTGTTGGGGTCAAGCTCTTCACCGCCAGACTCCTTGGCATAGATGATGGTAGGCAACGTGTCGATGAGGTATGAGCAGTACTTGCTGAATATGAGGCCAGGCTTGCCATCTGATTTGTTAGTGAAAGCGCTGTGGATCATCTGCACCGCTGCTTGCTTCCTGTCCTTCATGAGCTTATCAGCCCGTACAATGCGTGGACGCTTCTCATCTGGGGCAAGACGTGCAAATGTATCATTGAGCACCTTAGCGATCGTCTCAGAGCCTCCTAGATGGCTGTAGGCGTCATGTGGCAATGCTATCAAGTCCACTGGGTCTTTAAGATACATCTCCACAATCCTCTCACACCAGTACTCTTTGGGTTTGTGATTACCGTGCAGCTCACGGTAGATAAACGCTCTATTCTCCTTCTCCGTGATCTTATCAAACATAGCCCAGAGCAGCACACACTCATCGTTGTAACCCCAGTCCATGCCCATGACACGGTAATTGCCGTCAAATTCCTCTTTCGTAACACCCCACTCACTGAACTTAGTGTAGGTATGCTTACTCTGTCGAAACTCCTCAAACACAGCGCCAAACTGAATGTCCCAGTCACCAAAACGCCAGGCACGGTACAGCTCTGGGTCTGAATCCTGGAGAGAGTCGAGGTATTTCACGTAGTCTGGGTCGTTCTCGAGTAGGAATGGGTTGGAGTCGATAGTGGCTGGTATGTAGGCACGCCAGATGCCTGTGCGCTTGTCTATGACGATCTGCCAGTGTGTGACTTGCTTCTTGCCGTATATGTCTACCCAAGGGTACTCCATCTTGAGTACTTCAGCTCTGTCTGGGTCTGGTGCTACGAAACGCTTCTTTACCCAGCCCATTCCTGCACCACCTGGGTTGGTAGTAGCAAACACTTGAGGGTATAGATCCTTGTACTTGCTACGTGCTGAGCTAATGAGCTTCTCATAGCGCCCCTCATCTGGTATCTGAGTTAGCTCCTCAATGTTGATACGGCAATACTCATGCCCTTGGTACTTTGTGTAGGCTTCAGCGTCGTGGAGGTGGCCACCAATGACACGACCACAGCCTTTAGCAGACAGCACCATAGGATTACGGCGTAGTTTAGCACCAAATGGCTGGAGAGCTGCCACGGCACGCTCCTCAAAGTCTGCTAGGTCTCCTGCGTCTTTACGAATAACAAGCTGGCGTGCCCTAGTATCGCCAAAACGATCGCCTATAGTAGCAATAGATACGTCTGTCTTGCCTCCACCACGTGAGCCACCGAATAATATCTCACGAAACCTCTTGTCTCGTGATAACGCTATAGCGAGCTGCTGAGGGCCTGGTAGTGGTAGCCAGTAGCCCTTCTCTCGCAGCTCATCATACGTTGCTTTGTTTAGTACGGGCCAATGCGACTTGCTCATCGATCCAATCCGTTGGTAGTGTTGGTATGATAAATCCACGCATGATAGTTTTCATATCATCGCTAGCGTCGATTCCAATCTCTTGCTTTGCCTTGCCTTCTGTACGGTCTGCCACCTCTTTGGCTTCGGCTAGGCCTTCTGAATCGCCCTTATAGGCACGTTTAACACGCACGAGAGCTGTCTTTTGGAATGGAGTAAGCTCATCGCCCTTTTGCTCAAATTCCTCTAGCTCTTTGAGTGTCATACGGCCTAGCTTGTTGTACCAGTACGAGATGCTGGTGTCTTTTGACCAGCGGCCACCCGCTCCATTTTGTGGGTTATCACCAAAACCGCCCTTGCCAGTAGGGTTGTTGTTCATGCCTGGTGGGGCGTTGTATTTCCTTTTTGGTCTGCCTAGCTTATCTGCAGACTTGCTAGAAGATGATTTAGCCATGCACTCATTATAAGCATTTACCTTATGAATGACAAGAGGAGAGGCCTCGCAAACCTCTCCTAGTGTGTGTTTTGTGTCTATGTCTGCTATCTGAATATGAGATGCATAACGATAACAAATAGAATGATAAAGACTATTGGCGGTATTACTTCGTGTTGGTTTTTATCCTCCATCTCGTCTTGACTTACCACGTCCTTTAGCCTAACCGCATATACATTACCAATGTCTCTATAGATATTATTGTAAGCTTCAGTGTTACTAGTTGCTGTAGTAGTATAGGTTGCCCATTTGCTATCTGTGTATTTCTTGTATTCAATGTAGTATATATTCATACTATTCTCCCATGATTAGTCTTGCGAGTGCTAGTAGTGCTGCCAGAGGCAATGATGCTATGAGTATATTGAGGATTAGGCTTCTAGTCTTGTGATAGGCTGTTAGCCATTTGGGTGTTTCTGTCATTGAGGTTTCATCCCTAACGAGAGAGTGCCCTATCCATAAGGCGTACGTCTTTTACTGATAGCTCATCTGTGTCGTATGCACCAAACTTTAGTTTTAAGACGTGTACTGCCTCATCTTGGTTATTTGCTTTGATGATGCGGGATAGAGTATCGCTTATACCCTTCCTGCGGTAGATGATCATGTATGGTTTCATTTTTCAGTTCTCCTTATTTATATATTATTTGAACACACCTGTGAATGTAAGAATGGCATGGATGACAGACCCAACAAGAAGGATCATTATTATACGAGTCTCTGTCTCTGTTCTAGTGACGGTCACCCCGTTGCATGTTGTCATGCTCACTGCTTTGTCTCTCTTGCGCGTTCTTACTCTTTTACTCATCATCTTCCCCTACACGCTCTACATTGATAATACGGTAGCTATATGGCTTGCAGCGGTAGCGCTCGAGGTTACGGAGTGCGACACGTGCGTTTTCTGCTACTGTCTTGTATTCATCTTTCTGGCTTCGGCTGAGTCGCTTGTACTTGATTGTGTATAGATACATGGCTAGTTCTCCTTCTCTCTTTTGGTTAGTGGTTCATATGCGTTCTTGAGTTGCTTGCTATCCATTGCTAGCTCGATGTTGCTGAGGGCTTCATCTAGGTATTCTGTAGCGTTGTCTATGTAATATCTGTCATCTACAAACTCTCTGAGGAGTTGGATGCGGTACTTCATGTCCTTCAGTTCCCACGACTCCTGGTAGAGTTTCTTTCTTACCTTCCAGTTCTGCATTATTTCTCCTAGAAATTCTTGAACTTGATTACTGATACGTCTGATGAGCCGTTGCTCAGTTCTGTGACACGGAGCAGGCTTACCTTCATATATTCATCATTATCTGCTGCTGCGACTGCGTAGCCAAACTCGTCGATAGCGTCATCCTCTGAGCTGATGTTAGATGATTCTTGGTTGCTTTGGTATCCATAGTTGTCTTGGTATTCATACTCACTAATGAGTGGATTCCATACGTATACCTCTCCGAGCCTTGTGGTAGCTTCAATGATGTAGTGTGTATAGATTGACATTGTGGCTTCTCCTCTTTGCCTTATGTTTATGTTTGTATTGTACACCATGAGGTAGAGTGGTGCAATAGATTCTAGCTATTTTGTTAGGTAGAATTTACAACATGCGTAGACAAAGTTAAACCCCACCGAGGAGATGGTGGGGTAATACATGGAACACAGCTACCGAGACAGCACATTTCGTGCTTTTGTTGAGGGTCGTCTCGCGGACTCGACGGGTAGCTATTGGGTGTGCTCCATCACAGAAAGGTATTGTGTGTCCTGCATCTCAACCATGTAACAAAGGAGGAATCAGATGCAGGCTATGGTTATAGTAGTTTCGAAAGAAAGCTACACCACAACAGATCCAATGTGCTATAAGGATGATCCTTATCTACCAATCATTATACTCTTGGCGTAGCTCTTTGGCAATCTCTCGGTGGGTCTTTTTACCTGATTTAATATTGGCAAAGTCACGCTGGAGCATAGTAAGATTACGTTCGCCTACCTCCTCTAGAAACTCTGTAACTCGTCCCTCAACGTTGCAAATGTCTCCGTATAGGCGTATATCCTTCTCGATGCGCTCAAGGACTACCTGGGCCTCTGGGCCGGTTCTGAGGTAGCGTTGGATATTCGCCATCACAAACTGTAGCGCTTCCTCTGATTCCTTTAGATATTGTTTAGTTTTCTGTGTCTTGTATGTCATTGTAGTACTCCTCTTTGATTTGTTCCTTTAGACGACATAGTTCGTTTGAAGTGTTCGTGATCTTAGTCGATAACTCTCTGAGCCATTCTTTTGTGTCTGAGTTAATGTAGGTAAGCCCGCTCATCTGGTAAATCTGCATTGAAATTGATAGTAGATCAAGTGAGCGACTGAACACAGTTTTGTCTATTGATGCTATTGATCGCTCATCCTGTTTAAAGAAACGAACCGTGTCACAACCACTAGTGTCACGCCATACGCCGTCTTTGTCTCGTTCAGATACGTGCACGCGCAGATAATCGTCTGCATTAGCTTCGAGCAAAGACATGTTAAATTCTTTGATGGCTTCTCTTTTTGTGTGTATATCTGCTGTTGGCATCGGGTTATCTGTAAACACACTTGTCACCGGCTCCCAGGTCTGCGCTTTACCATCTCTTTTGACTGCTACGATTCTATACACTATTTGTATTCTCCTTCTCATCTAAAATTAATTGAATAATTCGTTCTCGTGCGTTGTAAACCATAATATCCTCAATTACCTTTGTGTCGCTTTCTAAATATTGATCTGTAATATCCACTAGCATACTAAATCCCCGTTGCTAGATATACTAGGCCTGATAGGGCTAGGTATACCGAATAGATAAAGCTGAGAAACAGTACAGATAGAAATACCGTAGTGATAAAGTCCATCCATAGCTTCCGCACGACGCTAGCCTGGCGGTACTCGTAGGTCTCGTGCAACCCTTCGATTGCTGTAGTAAACATTGTTATTCTCCTCTTTCTGCCCACCACCTTGTTTTGCTGCTAGTTACTTGACTGTGCTCATTAACCAGCGCTGCCAAAGAGCCTTCATGTTGCGTGCCCAGCTGTTCTTGATCCGGAAGGCGTACCAGTCGTGGTGCATCTGCTCGATCATACCCTCGTTCTCCATCTGCTCAAGCTTATATGTTACGTTGTCCATTGTTGTGTTCCTTTCCTTTGGTTATGTTTCTACTATACTCCGTGTAGCTTACGATTGCAATACTTTTTTACGACTTTTTTCGAGTCTTTTTTACAACGTTTAGATGAGGGCCAACTGGTACCCATTTATCGTCTTGCCATAGGTATAGGGTTAGATCTTTTTTGTGACAATACATTGTGCGAAGTAAGCTTGGATTTGCTTGGATGGCTAATGATACAACTCTCGCGCCAAGACGTTGCTCAGCGCGAGATAGTGGGCTATTCTTCATATTCTAGTGCTCCTAACGATTCAAAGTCTTCATCTGGTGTGTATGGCTTCTGGCGTACTTTTGTTTCTGCGTATATATCTTTGTCGTCTGGATCATCTAGGGCGGCCTCGCTGCTAGAGATACCGGTTACTCGTGGTAGGTTGTCCATGCGTCCTCTGCTTTCTCCATTCGCTTATCGATGAACTTCTGGCGAGCTTCTGTTGCGATAGAATCAATGTCATCCCAATCAATATTGGCTGGAATGCGTTTTTCTTCCATGCGTTTCATCTTGGCAACCTGATCCATGGCTTTGGAAATATA